CTACCAGGAGTGCTAGCAAGCAAGCCGGGGAGCCTGCTGCGCCGGTCCTCGGACCCGAAATCCCCATCAACAGCCGACCGCTCGTCGACATGATCACCGCCGCCGGGATTCTCGTCCGCTGGAACCTGAGCAGCGCCGAGTGGTTCACCGTCGAAGCACTCATCAAGCGCACCGGCATCGCCGCCCTCGCCGCCTACGCCCAGAAGCAGGCCGCGGCCAAGGACGTGTCCTACGCCCGGTACTTCCTGCCCGGCTGGAAAGAGCTCCCGCCGCTGCCCGAGGCCGGCACCGAGCGCCCCCCGCTGCGCGCCGTGTCCGGTGGCTGGCAGCCCTACACCAACCCGACCGACGTATCCGCGTACTCGAACGGATTCTGACCATGGAACCCACCACCCTCGACAACGCCGCCGCGATGGCCCGCCTCCGCGCCGGCCTGGAGGCCCGCGGCATGACCGACATCCCCGCCGGACCCGTCGCCGACGGCCCGTCCCCGGACGAGCCAGGCCACCCCGAGTACCACCGCACCCGCCGCGCCGAGTGGGCACTGAAGCGCTGGGAGACCGCGACCCCGCCCCGCTACCGGCGCGCCGACCACACTCAGCCGGACGTCCAGGCATGGGCCGACCGCGTCATCACCGACCGGGAGACCGCCGGTTCGCTGCTCCTCACCGGGACGACGGGCACCGGGAAGACGTACCAGGCGTACGCCGCCCTCCGCGCCATCGCTGCCGCGGGCCCGACCGTGTACGAGATCCGGGCGCTGACCGCCGCCGACATGTACGGCCTGCTCCGCCCTCAGGGTTCGCAGCGCGGCGCCGAGGAGGAGTTGCGGCGCCTCTGCCGCATTCCGCTCCTGCTCCTTGACGACCTCGGGTCAGCCAAGGGATCCGAGTGGACGGAAGAGGTCACGTACCGGCTGATCAACGAGCGGTACAACGCCTGCCGCCCCTCGATCTACACCAGCAACCTCCCCGCCAAGGCCGCCGACGGCCGCGACCTCAACTCCGCCCTCGGGGAACGCATCGTGTCCCGCCTCTCCGAAGACACGCACGTCATCGCCATGACCGGCACCGACCGCCGCCGAGGAGGCACCCAGTGAACCCGTTCCCGCCGGCCGCTGCCGCGATCGTGAACGCCGCCATAGACGACTACCGCCTGATCACCCCGCCCGAGAAGCAGACCCCGGCCGGGCTGACCGACCGCATCGGCCAGTACCTCCTCAGCTCCGGGTACGCGGTCCGGCCCGACGTGACGGAGCCCGCCCGATGACGACCGCCCTGGACCGTACCCGTGCCCTCCTCGACACCCCGCCACCCGCGGCTATCCCCGGCCAACTCGACCTGGAGACCCCGATGACCGAGCCCACCCAACCGGCGATGACGATGCGGGAGATTCGCGACCGCCTCGGCCACAACACGCCCGTCGCCACCGTTCAGGCCACCGAGTACGTGGTGTCGGTCCTCCCCGACGACGACATCAACCGGCACGTCTTCGCCATCACCGTCGAACTTCGCGGGGTCGGCCAGTGGGCCGTTACCCGGCACGGCTCTTGCCTCGGGGCGGACGGTACGTGGGACGAGGGCGTGAAGCCCCACGACCGCGGCGACGACTGGCTGAACACGCACCGCTTCAACCTCGACACCGCGCTGCGCCTTGCCCGCGGCGCTGCCCCGCACGTCGTCGTCAACGGTCGCACCGCCACCGAGGTCTACCACCTCACCCGCACCGCCCCGTGACACGCAGTTCGCCCCGGCCGGGGGCTATCCGGCCGGGGCGCCCGCTCACCGTACTCGGCCGTCTGATCCGGTTCGGCCGGCCCCGCACCCAGGAGACCCCGCATGCCCACGCACGCCGCTGAACTCCGTACCGCCGCCACCCGCACATCGGACACCGCCCTGGCCGCACTGCTCGCCGTGCTGGCTGATGCCGCTGAGCATCCGTCTGATGCTGCGGTCGGGCTGATGGGGACGGTCCTGCACCCGGCCCTGGCCGTGGCCCGGCAGATCCGCGACACCACCCAGGAGACCCGCATGCCCGACACCGCACCCGGCACCGAACTCCGCCGCACCCTCGGCCGCGTCACCGATTTGCACGAGCTGGACGGGGGCGCGTGCGGTACCTGCGCTGACGCTGACGGGCAGGCCGCTGTCTGGCCGTGCGAGACCGCGCAGCAGTTGCAGGTGGCCGAGCAGCTGCTCCGCGCCGTCGAGCAGCCCGCCCCGGCCCGGCAGGTCCTCGGCACCACCGACCAGCAGCAGACGACCGCCGACGCCGAGGACACTGCCCGCCGGTTCGCCCGCCGCCTGCACGCCGTCGAGCAGCTGTGCGCGGGCCGCCCCGGCTACCACACGATCACCGTCAAGACGCTGCTGACCGCGATGGGCGAGGCCGACGAGGCGCAGCCCACCACCGACCAGCCGACCGAGACCGAGGCGGCGGACCCGGTCAACATCCTCGGAGTCGCGACCGGCGGCGCCTGCGGCGAGTGCTGCGTGGCGCGGGTTCGGGGGCGCACCCCCGAGCACGCCCACTGCCGCGCCGCCCTCGACCAGCCGGACACCGAGACCGAGGCGGCGAAGTGACCCAGCAGCCGACCGTCGTCGTCCCGCTCTGGGAGATCGACCACCCGTACTACGCAGCCGAGGGCAACTTCTACAAGAACGGGCTACACAACCTGTTCTCGTCCTGGGCCGAGTTCACCGAGACGACGACGTTCTACGACGGCGACCGGGACATGAACCTGCTCTACCGCTGGGACTGGCGGAAGCCCGGCCACCACGACTGGGAGGGTACCGAGACGCTGCTGCTGTTCTTCATCCTCCAGCGCAAGGCCATCGCCTGCTCGGCCGAGATGCCGATCACCGAGGCCGACGAAGACGCGGTCCGCTCCTGGCTCATCTCGTGCGCGGCCACGCTCCGCGACACGTGGGCCCCACTGCTCCCGTGAGCCTGGCCCGGCTTGCCCCGCACGTGGCCCTCCTCGCCGCGCTGAGCGTCCTCACGGCGCTCTGCCTCCGGGAGGGCCACCGGGGACGCCACCGGCCCGGACACGGGCGTGGGCGGCCCGACAACCACCCACCGAAGGAGACCCGATGACCGCCGCACTCCCCGACTTCCTCGTTCGCTACATCGAGACGCGCGACGCCGCCCGCGCCGACGCCATCAACGCGTTCCTCGCCACCACCACCGACCGCGAGCGCGCCCTGATGAAGGACGCCGCCGTCATGGGCTACGTCCGAGGACGCACCCACCCGCAGGGCGAGAAGCACCCGAAGGACAGCGCCGTCCTTGCCGAGGTCATCGACGCCGCGTTCGCCTTCCCCGACCTGTACCCGGCCATCAACGCGCACCTCGCCGACGAGCCGGACGACACCGCCATCGAGGAGCCGACGCGGTGACCGGCCCCAGCAGCAGTCCGCGCGGCGAGCACACGCCCCGCCCTGGCACCCGGTGGGAGACCGAACTCCGCCCGACCGGCGAGCAGCTGGTGGCCGACGACCAGCCCGAGCCCCGCCCCAACCGGGCCACACGACGAGCAGCAGCACGACGCAACCGCCGCACCGCCTGACCCTGTCGCCCGGTCGGACCCCCGCCCGGCCGGGCACCCCGCACCAACCCCGCCCCGCCGTACCGCAAGGAGCCACCGTGACCGCCGCCGCTGACCTCCGCACCATCGCCACCACCTGGCCGGACCTGCACACCGCGCTGGGCGCACCCAACGTCGTTGGCGGATTCGGCCGCGGGCTGCGCGCCTACCTCAACGCCGTCGACGCCCTCGACGCCGACGAGGTGGAGGCCATCGGCCACCGCCGCGCCGCCGTGCGGTTCCTGGAGCAGGACGCACACCTCCTCGGCCAGCGCCCCATCCCGATCCGGCTCGGCGTGTACGAGACCATGCGAACCATCGAGGCCGCCCTCACCGAGACCGCCGACCAGATCGCCGCCGTGGTGCAACGGTCCCCGATGAGTCCCGCCCCGCGGTCTTGGCCGGCTGCCGATCAGGTCCGGCGGGACCAGCTCGCCCGCGCCGACGCCATCGACCCCCGACGGTGGCGGTACACCGGCACCAGGACGGCCCAGTACGCCGCCCTGTGGCTCCTCGGCAGGGTCACCGGCACCGGCGGACCCTTCACCCCGCTCAGCGACGCACAGAGCCGCCACATCGGGCACGTCGCCCAGGACGCCCGCCGCCGCATCGAGCAGGTACTGGACACCGGGTCGGAGACGGCCACGCTCACCCCGCCCTGCCCCGACTGCGGCGGCACCATCACCGTGTACGGCGGCGCCGGCGCGAGCCCCCTCGCCAACTGCGTACAGTGCGGCGGCATCTGGACCGAGAACGGAGTCGCAGCATGAACCCCGACGACGCCCGACAGCGCATGAAGGACGCCCTCGACGCAGACGCCGCCCGCGCCCGCCGCCGCCTCACGCTTCGGCTCCTCGGCTGGACCGTGCTCGCCGCCGCGATCATCACCATCGTGTGGGTGACGCGGACCGCCTGACCCCAGACAACACGAAGCCCCCGGCCAGTGGTCGGGGGCTCTGTCGTACCGCAGGCTACTCGGAGACCGGCGGCGCCTCGGACGCGCGAACGATCTGCCGGATCTGTTCCCGGGACCAGCCGGTGCGACGGGCGACCTCGGCCTGAGCGCCCCGCTCGTCAGTGGACCGGAGCACGGCCACCACCTCAGCAGTCAGCTCGGTGCGCGCCGTATCGAGCGCGGCCTCTGCACGCCGGTAGCGCCGGGTGGCTGCGTCAAGGGCGGTGGTGTCCATGTCGGACATCATGCCACGCGATCAGCCAAGCCGATAGGCCAAGTCCCTTGACAATAGCCAACGGGATTGGCCAAGCTAGTTGACGCAGCACAACGCAAAACGGCCCGGCCAGAGTTCACGCTCCGACCGGGCCAGCCACCACCTGACCAACCAGGAGATGACATGGCACACCGTACCGACCCCACGACCGTCGCCACCATCACCGTGTCGCTCCCCATGCCCGAGCGGCTCGTCGTCAACTACGACGACCTCGGCAGCTACTGGGGTGTCGACACCGTCACCGCGACGATGGCGATGATCGACGACGCCCGGAAGCTCGGCGAGCACATCGATGAGTGGGCCACCACCGACCGCGCCGGCCACCCGCTCCGCATCGTGCGCATCGCCGACCCGACGTTCATTGACACGATCTGCCTCATCCCCACGGATTCCGACCCCGACGCCGACGAGGCCCTGCGCCGCGTCCGCGACGGCCGGCGCCCGGCGGTGGCAGCGTGATGGACGCCATCGACATCGAGCTCCGGCAGCTCCTCGCCGCCCCGACGCTCGCGCAGCAGATGCTCACCGCACTGGCCAGCAGCCTCCAGTCCGAGGACCCGTTCGAGCCCCTCACCCTCGACACCCTCAATGCCACCCTCGACGGCGTCGCCTACGCCCTCACCGACGGGGTGCCCGTCGTCGGCGCCATCACGGCCACCGAGCAGGCGGCCCAGGCGCTCCCCACGATCCACCCCGGGGAGACCGCCGACGCCTACGCCCTCCGCGTCCTCACGATCGCGAAGCAGCTGTGACGCCGCCCGCTGTCGCACAGCGGCGCGCCAAGGTGAGACAGCTGTCGCAGCGCGGCGCGTCCCTCCGCGACATCGCGTCGCAGCTCGGCATCAGCAAGGACGCCGCCTGGCGCGACCTCCGCGCCACCGCGACACCCGATGAGACACCCGACGCGACACCCGAGCCCTCGGCCGAGACACCGGCGCAGCGACAGGCGAACCGCGTCGCGCAGGTCGAGACAGCCCTGCGACAGCTGTGCGACGCAGCTCAGGCCGTGGATGATGCGACACCCGCACTCACGATCACGACAGATGCGGCAGCCCGCCGCTGGGCGGCGCAGCTGCGCGACACCGCGGCCCAGCTGTCGCGCGCCGCCGACCAGTTCGCCGACTACTACCCGGCCGCCGTCGCATGCGACACCGAGACAGACACCGAGACAGGTGTCGCACCGTGACCGACCGACCGATCACCCCGACCCGCATCATCCCCGCCGGCGCACCCCTGCCCGACCGCAGCCCGCTCCCCGGCGAGACACCCCCGTGGTGGGAGAAACCCGCCCGGCCCGGCCCGCCGCCGCCGGTCGTGCCCGTCGCACCGCCCGCACCCGAGCCGCCCCCGCCACAGGTGCATGTCCACGTCGTCATGCATGCCGAACCCGAGCCCGAACCCACCCGGCGGGAGCGCCTCTGGGCATGGGTGCGCACCATCGGCCGCCCCTGGCAGATCAGCGGCGCCCTGCTCCTGGCTGTGCTCCCCATCCCCGGCACCGAGTACTCCGCGGCCACCGGGTGGGCGTACGCCGTCAGTCAGGCCCGCACCGACCAGGGACAGGGCGCCGCCTACACCCTCGCCCTCACCCCGCTCGCCATCGCCATCATCCGCATCATCTGCGGCGGCGGCACCCTCGGCCGCCTCCTGCTCCTCGCCGTCTCCCTCATCGGCGTCACCGGCGCCATCCACCTCTACGACCCCGTCGCCTGGATCACCGGAGTACGCCCATGAACACCACCATGACCGGCGCCAGCCTCGCCGCATGCGCCATCGCCATTACGATCATGGCCGTCTACCTGCGGAAATGGTGGACCGGCGGACGCGCCCTCAAGGACCTTTTCCCGATGATCCAGGGCTTCGTCTCCGGCGGCCTCGCCACGATCTGCTTCGGCGGACTCGCCGGATGGCTCGCCGGATGCACCCGCCAAGCCGTCGGCGGCGTAGGCGGCAAAGCCGTCACCGGTACGACCGGCACCGCCTCCGGAGACGCCATCACGTCCGGATCCCTCGGCCAACTCACCGAAGAGGGCGGCGTCGTCGTCTTCCTGCTCTTCGTCCTCTTGATCGTCATGTACAAAGCCGCGTCCAAGGACGACAAAGGCCGCCTGCTCGGCTTCTTCGTCGCCGGAGCGATCCTCTGCGTCACCGCAGGTGTCGCCGGAATGCTCGACGGACTCCCCGACCTCATCAACGCCCTCGGACTGTCCGGCCGCAACGCCCTGGAGAACAAGGTCTGATGAGCGAGCCCACGAAACCGAAGCGCATAGCTCGCACGCTCACCACCGGGCAGCGCATCCTCATCCGCAACCTCGCCGAACGCGCCGCAGCCTGGGTCCGTGCCGGCCGCCGGGACGACCTCGAAGGCGTCGCCGCGATCCTCGGCTGCATCCTCCGCCTGATCCTCCTCGGCGCCGGAACGTACGGGGCGTGGTGGCTGGTCCGCCGCTGGCCCATCATCCTCTGGGCCGCCGCACCCCTCTGGTGCTGGGCCGCGATCCGGGCCATCCCCGACGTCGACAAGGAGCAGCAACCCGCTGCCCCCGAGCCCGCCCCCGTCGAGCCCCTCCTCGTCCTGCTCCGCGCGTTCATCGGCATCACCCCCGGAGTGCACCTCTCCACCCTCCTGGAACACCTCCAGAAGCACGGCCAGGGGGAGGGCTGGACAGTGGCCGATCTCCGCACCCGGCTGGAGGCCTGCGGAGTGCCCGTCCGACGCTCCGTGAAGGTGCAGGGCCGGGTGGCCAACGGGGTGCACCGGGACGACGTCCCAGCCCCTTCCCCAGCCCCGGCCGAGGAGCAGGCCGCCTGACGGCTACCACCCCCGTCTACCTGCGGATCTACCACCGCAACTACCCCGAACTACCGGCGGATCTACCGCCGCTCTACCCCGAGGCCGGCCGCATCACTGCCAGGCGAACGGCCGGCCCCGGGCCCATCCCCAACACACAGAGACAGGACACGATCATGGCACTCGACCCGATCAGCATCGACGAACTCCGCCGCCGCAACGAAGAGTCCCAGCAACGGAGGGACGCCGAGAAGGCCGCCGGGAACGACGAGTAGAAGCACCCGAGGCCCCGCCCACCCCCGGGCGGGGCCTCGCTACGAGAGGATGACTCCATGGATGCTCTGGTGCAGTTCCTCCGCGACCGCCTCAACGAAGACGAGCAGGCAGCGCGCCGAGCAGGCGACACCTTCAGGCAGATCGGTGAGACCGGCGTCATCGTTGCCACGGAAGGCGACCGCGCAGAAGAGTGCGCCTCCGCCAACTGGGCCGGTATCGCCGAGCACATCGTTCGCCACGACCCGGCCCGCGTTCTCCGCGAGGTGGCAGCGAAGCGGGAGTTGCTCGACGACTACGAACGGTTCGTCGCCGAGCGGCGACGCATGATGAACGGCTGGGACAGCTACCCCGAGCCCTCGCCTGTTCTCACGGCCTTCGCCGCCGTGTATGCCGACCACCCCGACTACCGCGACGCGTGGCGGCCGTAGCCCCCGTTGTCAGTCCCCGCCCGTACCGTAGGGACCAGTGCACAACCCGAACGGATCGCGAGCTGGCTGCCGCGACTACTCGGACCCGAAGTCCCTCCCGCGCTGGACACGGGAGGGGCTTCACCTTGTGCACCAAGTTGCGCAACCTCCCGACCATGCCCCATAGTGGGCCGCAGATCCGGCGTGCCCGGAAACAGACAGCCCGCCCCGATGTGGCGGGCCTTCGCATTTCCTTCACACCGCGCCCGGCCGCATGCCACGATGCCCCCTCACCACATCCCAGGGGGGACCATGCGCACCCGCACCACCGCCATCGTCACGGCCGGCCTGCTCGCCGCCACGCTCACCGCATGCAGCAGCAGCGACGACAGCAAGCCCGCCGGGCTTACCGCGCAGAGCATGGTCGACCAACTCGGCGACCTCTATCCGCTGCCCCACCCCCGCGACAACACCAGCGGATGCGACACCGGAAAGAACCACCCCAACGACTGCCGACAGCTCATCACCACCGACCCCGTGTCCGTGTATGAGCTGAGGACGCCGGAGGCTGCCGCCAACTGGGCCAAGGGAATGGATGGCAAGGCCAAGAACAAGGCAGTGCAGGCAGGACGCTTCATGCTCCTGTGGAAGGCCGCCTACCCGTCCGATCAGGATGCGGTCGACGAGATGACGACCAAGGCCAAGGAACTGGCGGCCCAGGAGTAGCAGCACCCACCCCAGCCCGGCCATGCACCAGGCAGGCCGGGCTCATGCATGCCCAGGAGGAGCGCACCATGCCCCCTCGTAGGGCCATGCAGGTCTGTCCAACGCCTGGTTGCCCCACCCTCACCCCTGGTGGTAGATGCCCCCCATGCCAGACCCAGGCCACCCAGGCCCGCCCCGCATCACGCAACGCAGGCCGCGGCACCGCATGGCGCAACGCCAGCGCGCGTTACCTCGAAGACCATCCGTACTGCGAAGGCGACTGCTGCGCCTCGCTGCCTCCCCTGCAGCGCGACCGGGCAACCGAGGTCGACCACATCGACGGACTTGGACCACTCGGACCACGCGGCTTCGACCCGACCAACTGGCAGGCGATGAGCAAGAGACATCACAGCGCGAAGACCGCCCGCGAGACGTTCGGCCACTGACACGGCCGTCACACTCAGCAACCCCGACCCAGGGGGGTACCCCCGCCGACCTGGGGGTTCCCAGACGCGGGGGAGGGCGTTCGGTGGTGCGCCGGGTTCATAGGGTCCCCGCTGTCACGCAATGTGACGGCAATCGGGTTGCGCAACGCAGCCGGTGAAGGAGTGATCAACATGCCTCGTGGTGGAGCCCGCGCGGTGTCCGGGCCGGCCCCGGATCCGCGGTCGTTGAAGAGCGCGGCGTCCATGGACAAGGGCGGGTGGCGCACGCTGCCCGCCGAAGGCCGGGAGGGCGACGCCCCCGAGTGGCCGCTGACGACCCCGGCCGATCGTGAGCTCGATCTGTGGGACGACATGTGGTCGAAACCCCAGGCCGTGGCGTGGGAGGACATGGGGCAGGAGCTCGAAGTGGCCCTGTTCGTCCGGACGCTGGCCGAGGCCGAGCGCGCGGACGCCCGCGTGGACGTGAAGAAGATGGTGCGCAGCTACCTGGATTCTCTGGGGCTGAGCGTGGCGGGCATGAACCGGAACCGGTGGAAGATTGCACCGCCCACCGACGAGCCGGCCGTGGACGTTCCGGCCTCCGTGGTGCCGGTGCGGCGCCCGTCGGCCCGGGATCGGCTGAAGGTCGTGCCCAGTGGCGAAGGCGCCTGACGCCGCCGCCGAGTTCGTCGTCGACTTCCCCACTCTGTGGATCGTGCCGGACTGGATCGAGGCTCACTGCCCGATTCCGGACGGGTTCCGTGCGGGTGAGGACATGGAGCTGTACCCGTGGCAGCTGTGGTGCACGGTCAACCACTACCGCGTGAAACCCGGCGCCGTTGTCGGGCAGCTGGCGCCGGCGTTCCGGTACCGCCGTAGCCAGGTTGTGGCACCGCAGAAGACGGGCAAGGGCCCGTGGTCGGCGACGATCGTCCTGGCCGAGGCGGCCGGACCGGTGGTTTTCAACGGGTGGGCGCGCGGCAGCGAGCGGTACCGGTGTTCGCAGAACGGTTGCGGGTGCGGCTGGTGGTACGAGTACCAGGCGGGCGAGCCGATGGGTACGCCGTGGCGGACGCCGCAGAGCCAGCTCACGGCCACGTCCGAGGACCAGGTGGCGAACGTCTACCGGCCTCTGCAGTCGATGGTGCGGCGCGGCCCGCTGTCCGAGCAGCTGCGTGTGGGCGAGGAGTTCACGCGGGTCGGCGAGCAGGGCCGCATCGACGTCGTTACGTCGAGCGCGCTCAGCCGTCTGGGCAACCCGATCATCTTCGCGTTGCAGGACGAGACCGGGCTGTACAACACGGCGAACAAGCTGCGGCGCGTGGCCGAGACGCAGCGCCGCGGCGCGGCCGGCATGGGTGGCCGGTCGATGGAGACGACGAACGGGTGGGATCCGTCAGAGAACTCGGTGGCACAGACGACGTCTGAGGCCAAGGCCCGGGACATCTTCCGGTACCACCCCGAGGCGCCCAAGACCTTGTCCTACGCGAACAAGCGGGACCGTCGGAAGATCCACACCATCGTCTACGCGGGCAGCTCGCACGTGGACCTGGACGCGATCGAGGCCGAGGCGGCCGAGATCATGGAGAAGGACCCGGCGCAGGCCGAAAGATTCTTCGGCAACCGGTGCGTGGCTGGGTCGGCGTCGTGGCTGGACTTGGCGAAGTGGGCGGCCAAGGTCGCCCCGCAGCGGGTGCGTCCGATGACGCGGATCGTCCTTGGCTTTGACGGATCCGACTCGGACGACTGGACCGCGATCCGGGCCGAAACCATGTCGGGCTACCAGTTCACCCCGGTGTACGGGCCGAACGATGAGCCGACGATCTGGAACCCGGCGGACACCGACGGGCAGGTCCCGCGCGCAGAGGTGCGCGCGGCCATGGACCAGCTGATGCACCGGTACGACGTCGTCCGGCTGTACGCGGATCCGCCGTACTGGGACACGGAGATCGACGAGTGGGTGGACCTGTACGGCGAGGAGCGCGTGATTCGGTGGCACACCCGCCGGATCGTTCAGATGCACTCGGCTGCCGAGCGCCTGAAGACGGACGTCATCAAGCGCAACTCGGACGGCGCCGCGTTCACGCACGACGGGTGCCCGATCACTGAGGCGCACATCGCGAATGCGCGCGCGGCCGCCCGCCCGATGGACCGCTACGTGCTCCGCAAGGCGTCGCCGACTCAGAAGATCGACGCCGTCATTCCCTCGATCCTGGCGCACGAGGCGCTGGGCGACGTCATCGCGGCCGGCCTCGCCGAGCTGGAGACGTCCTACTACTACGGCGGATGAGGAGGGCCCATGGCTACGGAGGGGCAGGCTCTCCAGCTCGTCTCGCTGCTGGAGAACGAACTTATCCGGCGGCGGGGACCCATCGACCGGCACAACGACTACTACCGCGGGAAGCAGCGACTGCGGTTCGCGTCAGCTGAGTTCCAGAAGTTCCACGGGGCCCGGTACGTCGACTTCTCCGACAACTGGACGCAGGTGGTGGCCGACTCCCCTGTGGAGCGGCTGACCGTTACCGGGTTCCAGGCCGACGGCGAACTGTCTGCGGACAGGGACTTGTGGAAGGTGTGGCAGGTCAACGGCCTGGACGCCGACTCCCAGCTTGGGTTCCTCGGGGCGGTGACCGGCGCCCGGTGCTTCGTGCTCGTGTGGGGCGACCCCGACGACCCTGACATGCCGGTGGTCACGTTCGAGGACGCCTCGCAGTCGATCGTCGCCTACGAGCCCGGCTCCCGCCGCCTGCGCCGTGCTGCGTTGAAGCGGTGGCAGGACGGCAACCAGGACTACGCCACCCTCTACCTGAAGACCGAGGTGTGGAAGTTCTGCCGGCCGCTTCAGCAGCAGGACAAGTCACCGCAGATGGCGGACGTCGATGAGGCGATCGACAGCTGGACGCCTCGGGACATGGGCGATGAGCCGAACCCGCAGCCGAACCCGATGAACTGCGTGCCGATGGTGGAGTTGCCGAACAAGCCGATGCTTGTGGACGAGCCGATCTCCGACGTGGCTGGCGTGACGTCGATGCAGGACGCCATCAACTTGTTGTGGGCCCAGCTGTTTACTGCGTCGGACTACGCCTCGTTTCCGCAGCGCGTCGTCATGGGCGCCGAACGGCCCATGATTCCGAAGCTGAATGCAGCCGGGGAGATCATCGGCAAAACGCCGGTCGATCTGGACAAGTTCCAGATTGACCGGGTCGCGTGGATCACCGGCAAGGACGCCAAGATCGCCGAGTGGCAGGCCGCCAACTTGGCTGCGTACAGCGAGATTATCGAGGTCGCCGTCGGTCACCTCGCCGCCCAGACCCGCACACCCCAGCACTACCTGATCGGCAAGATGGCCAACCTCTCCGCCGATGCGCTGCTTGCCGCGGAGACCGGTTTGGTGCAGCGGGTCGACGAGAAGAAGTTGTGGTTCGGGCAAGGGCTGCGTGAGGTGGCCCGGCTGATCCTCCTGGCCCAGGGCAAGGACGTCGAGGCCGAGGCGATGCGTTCCGGCCGGGTGCTGTGGGCCGACTCGGAGTCCCGCTCGCACGCGCAGATGGCCGACGCCCTGCTGAAGCTGAAGCAACTCGGGTTCCCGTTCGAGTGGTTGGCCCTGCGGTACGGCCTCACGCCGACCGAGGTCGCCGACGTCGTCGCGATGCGCGAGCACGAGATCGAGATGGACCCCGTCTCGGAGATCACCCGACAACTCACTGCTGGCGCCGCCCCTCTCCCCCAGTCCGGGGCCGAGGTGGAGCCTGCATCCGCTGCCGGGCCAGTGCCGTGAGCCCGACCGTGTCCGCTGTCGCGCACGCCACCGCCCGCATCCGACTGGCCACGGCTGCCGCGCGCGCGGCCCGGGGCGCCTGGCGAAAGGTGGACCGGGACAACCCCGTGCCGTCCTGGGTGGGCCTCCTCGGCCCGGTCATCGCGGCAGTGGCCGGTGCGCAGCTGGCGGCCGGGCAAAGTACCGAGCCGTGGCTAATGCGGCTGCTCGGCCAGGACCCGGACCAGGCAGCGTCAGACCGCCTCGACCCCATGTCGCTGGCCGGGATCACCGGAGACGGGACCCCGCTCGTTCAGGCTCTGCAGGTCCCAATGTGGACGGCGATGCAGCTGCTCGGGAAGGGCGTACCAATCGCCCAGGCGATGGCGTCCGGGAACGCGCTCCTCGACCTCATGGTCCGTACCGCGGTCGCGGACGCAGGCCGTGCCGCGGACCAGGTCGGCATGGTCACCCGCCCGGCAGTCACCTCGTACATCCGGGTGGTGGAGGCAGGGGCGTGCTCGCGGTGCATCGTGCTGGCTGGCCGGGAGTACGGGACGTCGTCCGGGTTCGCCCGGCACCCGCGCTGTCACTGCGGCATGGAGCCCGTGACCCGCGACCACCGGCCGAAGGCGCAGGACCCGCAGAAGGTGTTCGACGACATGTCGGCCACGCAGCGCAAGGCCGCGTTCGGCGAAGCCGGAACGAAGGCGATTGACGAAGGCGCCGATATCGGCCAGGTCGTCAACGCGCGCCGCGGCATGGCCACCGCAACGGTGTTCGGCCGCTCGGTGCAGGCCACGACCGAGGGCACCACCAAGCGCGGCCTGGCCGCCAAATCCGTCCCCGCGAACTCACCGCGGCTGATGCCTGAGGAGATCTTCCGGCAGAGCGACGACCGCGATCAGCAGATCCGGCTGTTGCGCCTGCACGGCTACCTGTTCTGACCCCCGCCCGCGCGCAACGCGCGGGCCCGCCCCGCAACGGGAGATACCGCCATGCCCATGTCCGTCCTGCCTGTTCACCCTGTCACCCGTCGTAGCGCGCTCGGCTGGCGCAAGCCGCGTCCCGGCGAAGACGACCAGCTGCATCCAATCTGGCCCGTCCTCGGTGCTGCCGAGGATGACGACCAGGAGGACCAGGACGACACCGATGGGTCCGACGAGACGGCCGACGATGGTGACGGCGACACCGCCGACGACAGCGATCCGGATGGCGCCGACCAGCTCGGAGACAAGGGCAAGCGCGCCCTGGCCTCGATGAAGGGCAAGTGGCGGGCTGAGCGCGACCGCGCCCGAGAGCTGGCCGGGAAGCTGGCGGAGAAGGACGGGGCCGACGAGGCCGAGCAGGTCCGACGCCAGGCCGAGACCGCGGCCCTGTCGAAGGCGAACCAGCGCATCGTCCGTGCCGAGGTGAAGGCCGCCGCGAAGGGCGTCCTGGCTGACCCCGCGGACGCCTACAAGTTTCTCGACCTCGATCAGTTCGAGGTCGACGAGAGCGGTGACCTCGATTCCGACGAGGTTGCCGAAGCGATCGAAGAGCTCATCAAGTCCAAGCCCTACCTGGCTGCCGCACCGGCACGGAGGTTCCAGGGCACTGGCGACGGCGGGGCAGCGCGCAAGGCGGGCCGGCCGAAGCAGCTCACCCGAACCGACCTCAAATCCATGTCCCCCGAGGCGATCGACAAGGCCCGTGAAGACGGCCGACTCGACGACCTCATGGGCGGCAAGTAACCAGGGAGAAACCCATGACCGTGCGGAACTTCGTTCCCGAAATCTGGTCGTCGCGACTGCTCGTCGCGGTCCGGAAGAACCTCATCTACGCGAGCCCGACCGTCGTGAACCGCGACTACGAGGGCGACATCAGCGAGGCGGGCGACACCGTCCGCATCACGTCGGTGTCCCGTCCGGCCGTCGGTAACTACGTGCCCGGCTCCACCGTCATCACGCCGGAGAAGCTCACCACGGGGCAGCGCACCCTCGTCGTCGACCAGGCGAAGTACTGGGCGTTCAGCATCGACGACGTGGACGCGCGGCAGGCCAAGGGCGGTCTGGTTCCCCAGGCGATGTCCGAGGCGGCCTACGCCCTGTCCGACATCGTCGACCAGTACGTGGCCGGGATGTACACGCAGATCCAGACCAGCAATTTCCTGAACGTGCAGGGGTCGCCCATCGACACGTACACCACGCCGACCGACGCCTACGACAAGGTGTTGGTGCCGCTGCGGACCCGGCTGACGAAGGCGAACGTTCCGACCGCGGGCCGGTACGCGATCGTGTCCGCCGAGTTCTACGCCTCCCTCCTCCTCGACAGCCGGTTCATCAAGGTGAACGAGTCGGGCACCAGCGACGGCCTGCGGAACGGCATGGTCGGTCGTGCGGCCGGGTTCGACATCTACGAGTCGAACAACATCCCCAACCCGACCGGCGACACGCAGGTGGTCACCGCGGGCACGAACGCCGCGATCACGTTCGCCGAGCAGATCAACAAGACCGAGGCCTACCGCCCCGAGTCCAGCTTCTCGGACGCGGTGAAGGGCCTCGCCCTGTACGGCGCGAAGCTCGTGCGCCCGGACCACATGGCCGCCGCGTTCATCAACCCGACCGCCGTCTGAGGAGCCTGACTCATGGCAACTACGCAGATCCCGTATTCCAACCTGGTCCCGAACGGGAACCTGGCCCAACCTGCTGGCACGACCACGGTGGCCGCGCCGACGAACAACATGCAGATCAGTAACGCGTTCCCGGAGCTCACCGTGCTCCGCGTCGCGAACACCGGCGCGGCGCAGAACATCACCATCAAGGCGGGCGACCACCCGCCGGCGCTCGCGGCCGGGCAGGGCGACCTCGTTGTTGCCATCGCGGCGACGACCGGGGTGCAGTTCATCGGCCCGTTCGAGTCCGGCCGCTTCGTGCAGAGCGATGGGTCGATGCTCATCGAGGCCGAGACGACCGGCGCCACGATCGCGGCGCTCCGAGTCCCGAGGAACACCTGACATGGCCGAGACGATCCATGTCCGTGGTGAGGGCGGGCACGTTTTCGCGATGGACCTGCCCCTGTCGGAGGGCATCGCAGAGCGGTACGAGCGGGGCCTGCTCGTCCGCGTGAACAAGGACGGCTCCCCGTATGCGGGTGCGCCCGCGAGCGCGCCCCTGCCCGATCCGCAGTCGCCGCCGGAGGACCCGGACACCGCCCCGGCTGGCACCGAGCCCACCACCGTGGATGTGGCCGGTCGTCCGGCGGTGAACGCGGCCAAGTCCGAGTGGATTGACTTCGTGGTCCGTAAGGGCCTGCTGTCTGCCGAGGATGCGGCGAACTACACAAAGGCCGACCTCATCGAAATGGGGTCGTGATGGCGCTGGGCCGCTACACCGAGGTGGCCCGAGCGGCGAACGGTGACCAAATCAGT